AAAAGGCGGTAAAATCTTTGGAAATTGACGGAGTAAAATTTATTGTACGATGACCGAGCAAGATTACATCAGTTTAATTGAAACTGAACTTAAAAAAAAGTATTTAATGGTTAAAACGGTTGAATACCAGTGGCGATATACAGTTCACTTTGGACAAACCGATTTTGTATCGTTTGCGAATCTTCAAAAGTCAACAATCAAACCTTTAATCTCAGAAGGGGTTATACCTTTGACAATTAGAAACCTTTTAAAGTGATTTCAATATTTAAACCAAGTTATCTTCTTTTGTTGAGCAAGAATCCTTGCGAATTGTTTACTTATTTTAAAGTTGATGAATTGCATGGGTTGAGCCTTAAAAAATGTGAAGCTTACAAAAACACTAAGTCAGATTCTTACATCGCAGGTTTGTCAAATATTATTCCTGATACTGAAAAGAGATTTGTATTTATTAATCTTGCAAGGTGTGGCAATGACATTGAAACAATGGGTATAGTAATGCACGAAATGATGCATCACTCTTTGTGGTTACACAATTACGATATAGACAAGGAGGAGGAAATAATAACTTGGGCAGAGAATGAGAGTTACATGGTAGTAAAAACAATTAATAGTGCGATAAGTGGCACAAAAGAATATAATGTGTAGTAAAATATATAAAAACGTACAAAATTGTGCAATATATAACACAAATACAAATCAATAAGTTGTCAATATTTACAAAAAACAAAACCAATGACTCGTATATTTGCGAATCATAGCGTATCAAAAAACGAAACCTATGAGCAATAAAATTAAAAAATGGTTAGCAAAACAAGATAGATTCGCACTAATAAGAACCTCACGAAATTACCAAAGAAAATACATATGAATAAATTAATCATCGCACTAATCTGCTTACTGGCATCGTGCCAAAGTTACAGGGCAGAAAGAAAAATAAACAAGCTCAAGTCTTGGGGATATTTATCCGACTCAACCATTACCCGTTATGACACGATTAGAGGGTGGTCTCACGATACTTTTATTAAGTTTGATACAATCAATAGGGTTGATACAATAACTACGCTTAAAAACGGAATTAAAGTGGTTACTTACATAAAATGGAAAGAAAGAGAAGTGACACAAATCGTAAGTCAAAAGGATACTATCTTTGAACATAAATTCAAAACCAAAGTAATTAAGCAACCTGTTAAGTGGTGGAATCGTTTTAAAATCGGTTTAATCTTTGGAATCGTTTTGACAATTGCAATGTTTTATTGTGCATATAAATTCAACAAAGTATGACACTAAAAGAACAACAACAACATTTTAAAGAGTTGACGAAACTAATGGAGCATACATTGTTTTCAAAAGGCGATGATTACGCAAATGCTGACCGTTTAAGCAACTTTAAACTAAGCGGAGCTATCTCAGGGACTAACGCTCGACAAATAGCCTTAGACTTAATTGCAGTTAAGGTTTCCCGTTTAGGAAACTTATTTCATTCTGACAAGGTAAACAACGAAAGTATATCGGATAGCATTTTAGACCTGGCAAACTATTCAATTTTACTTCACATGATAGTTAATGAGGGTCTACACGCTCATAATGAGAAGCACACTTGCTATGAATGTACTGAATTTAAGTGCAACTGTAAAATACTTTGTGAACGCAACCCCTCATACTTATGATTTATTTATCTTTATACCTCATTGGTGCAATTCTTTGCGTGGGTTTTGTAGGCCAAGACGATTCAATCTAAAAAATAATCGTTTGATTTTTAAACACTTAGACTTAATTACTAAAAATATTTACTTTATAGTTTTAAATTGTCAAATATTGGTATATCTTTGCTCCCATGAAAGACAATCTAATTTTACAAATCAAAAATGACATAGCAATTTTAGACATTGCTTTAAAGTCTAAAAACATTAGTGTAAATGATTACTGCACTACTTACAATCAGTTGGCTAAAAAACTTAAATCTTTATAATCATGAAAGACAAACTACAAACCATCGCCTTAGGTATCTTTACCATTGGACTACTTTTCGTTTATGTGTTTAACCTTTTAATCAGAATAGTATGACATACACACCTAAAAACAATTGGCACTTTAACAATGTAGTTAATACTTGTTTTACCGAAGAACAATTCAAAGAACTTGAGGAAGAGTATGAGTTCTCAGGCGAAAATATTTTTATCAATTACCTTTACTGTAACGCATTCGGACACTTTAATTATGACTTTGAATTTAAAGGCGTTAAGTTCTCAGGCGTTAGAAAGTTACACAAAGAAGACCAAGCCGTTTGGTCTGATGAATCAAGAGAATGGATTGAGTTTCAGATGTGCCTTGAATTACTTTCCTGCGATTTAATGAACGAACTATTTGAAAATCACGAACAATACAAATGAAAATAACAATATCAAAAACAATCAAAGAAGAAGTTGAACTACCTAAATTTTGGGAGTCTGACTCAGGCAGTTATTACCACAAACTTTTAGACGATGGCAATGTACTGGAGGTGGCTTATAACCATCTTAAACTAACAAGTATTCAAGGCGGAGCTTGTTCAGGTGTAAATGAAATATCTGAAGAAACTTTTAACTTAAAACTTAACGAAATCAAATTAATTTTAAACCTTTAAGTATATGAGTAACCTACCTACTATACAAGAATTGCACGAAGAGAATGCACTTGTCAGCTACAAGAATGACCAGTTAAACCTACTCTTAAACCAAGAACCAAAGAAAGAATGGATAAAGGAGCATCCATTTGTTAAAGGTCACAAGTATATCCCAATCGACAAAGTTGAGTTTATGCTTAGAAAGATATTTAAAAAATACTCAATCGAGATTACTAACCAGGGGACTTCTTTTAACGGAGTTTGGGTTACAGTCAGAGTGCATTACTTTCATCCAACTGAGGCGACTATGATGTATCACGATGGAATCGGAGCGGTGCAGTTACAAACTGCAAAAGGGACTTCTCCTGCTGACCTTGCTAATATAAACAACGGTGCTTTGTCAATGGCTTATCCAATTGCTAAGACTTTAGCCATTAAGGATGCGTGTGACCACTTTGGAAAACTATTTGGATGTGACCTTAACCGCAAAGATACAATGGCGTTTAAAGTGGATGCAAATCCATTAGATTTGAAAGAACAGTTAATCGAATTGTTTAATCTTAAAAGGGATATGATGCCAACGGATGAAATACTAAACACTTTAAGGGTTATAGAAAACAACGAAGTAAAATCCTTTAACAAACAATTTGAATATCTTAAAAACTTATGAGCATACAACTTAACAAAAACCGCATCGGCAATATCAGTTCAAGCAACATCCATAAATTAATGGGGAGCAAGAAGCCGAAAGAAACATACTTAACCGAGTTATCTTATGAGCGTAGATTAGGCAGAAGCTTGAGCAACGAAACAACATCTAAGCCGACATCATGGGGGCATCTCCTGGAGGGAATTGTTTTTAATCAATTAGGGCGTGAATACTCTTTAGTTTCTGATGAAACAATCAAACACCTTGACTTTGACTATTGGTGTGGAAGTCCTGACGGTTATACGAATGACTCAGTTATTGACATAAAGTGTCCGTTTACCTTAAAATCGTTCGTAGAGTTAGTTGATATTAAAGATATAGAAACTTTAAAATACGAGCGACCTGAATACTACTGGCAATTAGTTTCTAATAGTATTCTTTTAGGGAAACAATTTGCAGAATTAATCGTATATTGCCCCTATGAAGATGACTTGGGACTTATCAAACACCACGCTCAAAACGTAGATGCTCAAGACCTTTACAAATACTATTGGTTAGGCTCAGCAATGAATGAAGAAATCCCATTTGTATTACCAAACTCAGAGTTTAAGGATTTGAATATCTTTAAATTTGAAGTACCAACCGAAGACAAAGAATTATTAACCGAAACAATTAAACAAATTAAATTATAAATCATGGCAGAAATCCTATCCGGTTCAATCAATCTGAACCTAATCAAAAAAGAAAACATCAAAGAAGTAACTTTAAAAGACGGCTCAACGGCTAAGTTCTTAAACATCAACATCGCAATCAACAATGAAGTAGACCAGTACGGCAATGTCGCAGGTTTAACCATCTCTCAGAGTCAAGAGGAAAGACAAGCCAAGACTAAGAAAGTTTACTTAGGTAACTTAAAAAGAGTTTGGAGCGACACGCCTCCTGCATTGGAAGTGACAATTAAAGACGAAGACGATAATTCATTACCCTTTTAAAAAATAACAATATGTTAAATTCCAAACAAAAAATTAACGAAATCCCAATGTTCAAGTATGAACTTAATCTAATTCTTGACACAAATGCTTTTGAAGAAGAAACTTTTTTAGTCGATATCTTTGAAACAAAAGGAAGTATTTACGCTTACTTATTAGCGGAAATGTCAACTGATTTATATCCTCATGTAGTAACTATTGAGCAGGAAGTTTATGTTACTGAATATGCAATGCAAATAATTTATTTCATTGAAATGATGACTAATGCTTTAGACGGTCAAGGCGAGTTATTGCCGAATATTTTAAAGATTAATATCCAGCAATATGAAACTTTTGAAGAGGCTTATAGAGTAGCTAATAACATAAAACAAGTTTTTGCATTAGAAAACAATTAAACCATTATGAACTTACAACTACTATCTAACCCAAACAAACTATCCTCAGGCGTAATGCTTGAGGGTGTTTGTCTGCAACATCTTAACAACATCAGAGCTGAGATTCTTACTTCTAAAAACTTTGCTAAGTGGAGAAAATCAATTAAAAAAGAACTTAAAAAAATTCAAAACAATGAAATTAGAAATTAAACACCTTGCCCCTTATTTGCCTTACAAAATTTGTGGGGTGTGCGAAGGAGAACACGCAATAGAGTTAGTGTTAGGCGTATATGAAAACGAAATAATAACCGATATTGATGGTACAACATACGACAATTTTAAACCTATCCTTAGACCATTAAGCGACCTTACAAAAGAGATTGAACACAATGGAGAAAAGTTTGTGCCGATTGAATGGTTATTTAATAACTTAGTAGATGAAAGTGATGTTGTTGAATTTGATTTTACAAAAGGCATAATTCCTATTTTTCAAGTAGATGATGGATGGAATCATTGTATCTCATTTAAAAATGATTATGGCAGGGACTTATGTTTTTCATTTGATAGTAATAGTAATTCATTTATGTTGGGGTTAGGTTGGGAAAATGAATTTGGGGTTGAATGGTGTAACATTTCAAATCAATATGAAATGTTCCAAAAACTATTTGAATGGCACTTTGATTTATTCCGATTGATTGAAAACAACTTAGCAGTAAACATTAACACAATTACAAAATGAGAATCACAGTTAAAAAAATAGGCATGTTCTTCAACACAACCAAAGAATCAGGTAAAGAACTTGAAGCTTCAAAAGAAAAGGCAAGGACTCAGAACCAACTTCTCCTGGATAGGTTGCCATTTAACCAAGAGTTCTCTGCCTGGACTATCTTTAATCAGAATATGTTAGGCGTACACACTCCGATAACATCCATTAGACGAGCATTAAACACGCTTGAGAAAGAATCTAAGATTAAAAGAGTAGGCTCAAGAATTGGCAACCTCGACAAAAAAGAATTTACATATAAATTAAATTTGGAAATTTAAATATAAATAGTATATTCGCACCGTTATGATGGGGTGAAGACCATCAATTAAATAACAAAGATATTAGTCACACCAGTAGAGATTGCTTCACCAACTCTACGGGTTGTGGCTTTTTTTATTAAACAAAAACATGGCAAAGGGACTACCTTATTTTAAGTTTACTCCAACCGAATGGTTGACGGGTGACATTTGTTACGAAGATTTTGAAGTACAGGGTTTATTTATAAACATTTGTGCATTGTACTGGCAACGAGATGGCAAATTATCGGTTGAAGATATCAATAGAAGATATAAGAAACCGACCGCTTTTGATTTGCTTATTGGTCGCTTTATTTCGGTTATTGATGGGTTAATTACTATTGACTTTTTAGATGAACAATTACACGAAAGAGGGCATCAATCAGTTGTAAATTCTGCTAATGGTAAGTTAGGCGGACGCCCGAAAACAAAGGGAAAAAAACCGAACGCTAACCGAAACGAAAGCGAAGAGAAAGCGAAAAAAAGGCAACAAGAAGAAGAAGAAGAAAAAGAAAAAGAATTAAATAAGAATAATATAGAGAGCCGCAAATTAAAATTTGCTAACACACTCACAAGTTATTTAGGTACATATGGCAAAGAGTTTATAAGAGAGTTTTATGACTATTGGACTGAGCCTAACAAATCAAATACTTTATTTAAACAAGAGCTTGAAAGAACATGGAGTTTAGAAAGAAGACTTGGAACATGGGCAAGGAATGAAAGACCTTATGCAAAAACACCAATAGAAAACAAACCAACACTTAAAGAATACAAACCAAGATGAACAACGCAATTGACATAGAACACGCAGTTATCGGAGTGCTAATGATAGATACTACTTCTTTAAGTAGATGCACCGTTACACCTGATATGATGTTTGACCAGGCTAATAAAGTTATTTTAAAAGCAATATTAGATTTAGCAGAACAAAACAAACCGACTGATTTACTATCGGTAAACGAAAAGACTGGAGGTAAGTTACTTAATGAGTTAGTTGAAATTACTTCTAAGGTAGCATCAAAAGCAAACTTAGAATACCATTGCTCAATCTTAATTCAAAAGTACATCAGCAGAGAATTAATGATGCTTTGTCAAAGAAGTATAAGCGAGATTAACAATATTGACAACGATGTTTTTCAAACGATACAAAAAATAAATACTGAGATTGAAACTTTTAGCATTAAAAATGCAAAGGATTTTAAAGAGTTTAAAACAGTAGCTCACGAAATGATTAAGAAAATTGAAACCATGCAACTAAGTGGAAATAAGATAGTAGGTTTAGACACGGGGTTTGCCAGGTTAAATGCTATTTCAAACGGTTGGCATAGTCCTGACTTGGTAATTATCTCAGCGAGACCTGCGACGGGCAAGACTGCATTCGCTTTGAACTTAGCGGTTAACTTAGCAAAACAAAATATACCCGTTGCGTTCTTTAGTTTAGAGATGTCAACCGAACAATTAGCTATGAGAGTAATAAGCTCAATGACGGGCATCTATTCAAACTACTTAACTAAGGCAGAAATTCACGAGGGCAATTGGAAGACTTTATTAAGTACGGATTTTAATTTACCTTTGTATGTTGACGATACTGCAAGTTTAAACTTATTAGACTTTAAAGAGAAAGTTCGCAAGGCAAAAAAGAAATGGGGAATTAAAGCGGTGTTTGTTGACTATCTTCAGTTAATGACTGTTTACGGAAAGGGTAACCGAGAGCAAGAAATAAGCACTATCTCTCGCACACTTAAGGCAATGGCTAAAGAGTTAGATATTCCAATCATTGCACTGGCACAGTTAAGCAGAGATGTCGAAAAGAGAAACGGAGAGCCAAGATTAAGCGACTTAAGAGAATCAGGAGCTATTGAGCAAGATGCTGATATAGTTATCGCATTACACAACGAAGAACCTGAAAGTGATAATCCATTAATAAAAGTACTATATTTGAAGCATCGAAACGGAGAGGTCGGATTCATAAGACTTCAATTTGAAAAAGGTAAACAATTATTTAAAGATACATTATAAAAAAACAACATACAACAATGACAACCGCAACGGATTCAAAACAGTACACCGAAACACAGTATAGAAGATTATACAAAACTTTACTAAATGACCACCAAACCTTAAGAACAAAATATGTTCAGGTATCTAATGAAAACAAACTACTTAAAGCAAAAATAGAAAGACCAGTGCGACAGGATGTTGGAGCTGACATCCAAAAAGTAAAGGATGTCATTAACAACGAATTTGGTCTTGACATAGATGTCCAAATAAGAAGAAGAGATGTGATTGATGCGAGGTCAATGTACTATCGCTATCTAAGGGATAATACTTTAATGTCATTGCAAAAAATAGCAGGGACATTAGCAATGAATCACAATCACGCTACCCTCTATAATGCCTTAAATAAGCATGATGACAATATGAACTATGACAAAGTATATCGAGGCAAGTATGAAATTATTTTAACTAAGATTGCAGAACTAAACACAATACAAAATGAAGACATGCAAAATATGTCTTAATCAATTTGAGCCTGTTAGAGCTTTAATGGTTACCTGCTCTTATACCTGCGCTTTGGCATATAGTAGGGGCAAAATTGCAAAGGTTGTAAAGGCCGAGAACAAAGTTAAAAAGGAAAGAATGAAAACTAAGAGTGAACATCTCAAGGAATTGCAAACTATTTTTAACAAGTACATAAGGACAAGGGATTCTCAAGAACCTTGCATCAGTTGTCGGACTATTTCAAATGTCAAGTATGATGCTGGGCATTACATAGCAGTCAGCGAAAGTCCTGCACTCAGATTCAATGAAGATAATTGTCATAAGCAATGTAGTAATTATTGCAATGTTAATAAGTCAGGCAATTACCACGCTTACCGATTCCATTTAATAGACAAGATAGGAGTTGAAAGAGTTGAGGCTTTGGAGAGTTCAAGACATATTCCAATACATTTAAGCATACCCGAAATAGACGAGCTTAAAACAGTTTATAAAAGTAAAATAAAAGAATTATTATGAATGTAATTAATTTTAGCGGTGGTCGAACTTCTGCATATATGACAAAGAAGCTTATAGATAAAGGAGGCGAATATATTGTAACTTTTCAGAACACTGGCAAAGAAATGCCACAAACATTAGACTTTATTAATGAGTGTGACAAACGATGGGGTTTAAATATTGTATGGCTTGAGTTTAGGTTTGGTAATGGGGTTGAAGTTGTAACTTATGAAACTGCCTCAAGAGATGGTCGACCATTTACGGAAGCAATAGAACATAAAAAACAATTCTTACCGAATCAAATGATAAGATACTGTACCCAGCTCATGAAAATTGAAACTCTTAAAAGGTATTTAAAATCGATTGGCATAACTGATTATACAAGTTTTAATGGCATTCGATATGATGAACCGAGAAGATGGAATAAGATTAAAAACTCTGACTTAGACATTGAATTGCCTTTAGTAAAATGGAAGACTACTAAAAAAGATGTTTTAGATTGGTGGAAATTGCAAGAGTTTGATTTAATGGTCAACGAACCTTATGGAAACTGCGACTGTTGTTTTTTAAAAGGCAAGGGCAAACTGTCAATAATAGCTAAAGAAAAGCCTGAACTATTTCAATGGTGGATTGATGCTGAGAATAAAGCAGGGGCAACATTTAAAAAAGAAACAACTTATACTAACATATTAAACAAGTCTAAAAATCAGATTGGACTATGGGATAATGACCCATCGTTTGAGTGTTTTTGCAACATAGATTAAAAATAATTAGGTTTTGTTAAATTTAAAATTTAATATTGTAAAATAATGTCAGAGTTAATTAACAACTATATCGACAACTTAGTCTTTAAGATAGCCGCTAAAGAGGGCGGATGTTCTCGCAACCGTAAACCTGAAAAGGTAGAGTTTTGGATATATCGCCCTAACTACACAACGGTTGTGACAGTGACTTATGTAGAGCTTGAACGGTGTATGATGTTAGCGACATACCCCGAACACTTAAGAAAATATATTGAGTAACAAGTTTAACATACTGCTTGTAGAGTTTAATGACTCAAAAATCTTCAACGATTATTGCAAGAAGTACGGACATAATAACCACCAAGAACTAAAGTCAGAAGTCTTGTCAATCCTTTTAGAACTGCCCGAAGATAAAAAGGAGACCATTGCAGAGAACAATTATTTAACCCCTTACGCTTTGCAGATTCTTAAGTTTCAAGTATCACATTGCAACTGGACTGCATTTCGTAAGAAGTTTGGCAATAGAGAAAATTTAGTTTTAGTGGAGAATTTTGACGATGACAAAGGTAAAATCTACATAGAGAATCACTATCAAAATAAACAATCACTACCGATATTTGATGTTAAGGATTACGATGCCCACGATATAGACGAAGAGTTCATTGATACTGAAAAGGTAGTTAAGAAAATCGAGCAGGATATGTTAGACCAAAACAACAAATACTTTTATCATTCAAGACTACTAAACGAGCTTATTATAACTGGAGTTAACACAAAACAATTAAGCCGAGATATTGGTATTCCTTACACATCAGTAAGACACGCTATAAAAGAATATAGACAACACCTTAAAGAATGGTTAAAATAATATACATTAACGAGAAGGACTCAGGCGTAGGCTATCATAGATTGCAAATACCTTTTGCAAACTTAGACCAAGACTATAAGGACTTAGACATTAAGGGAACGAATGGTTTTACACTTGAGTTTCATCCTCGCCAATTTGATATCGTAGTTTTGAACCGAATGTATAAGCATGACGAAGACTATTTGTTAAAGGCAAAAAATAGTGGTTGCAAGATTATCCTTGATATAGACGATTGGATTAAGCTACCTGAATATCACCATAAGGATGGCGTTAAGGATTCTATTTTAGAGCAAAGAATATTAGATGCCATTGGATACGCAGATGTTATTTGGACGGCTTCAGAGTATCTTAAGGAGTGTTTAAAGGACTATCATACAAATATAGTTTATATTCCTAACGGCATAGACTTCACACAACCTCAGTTTATACCTAATAAAAAACCTCAAGACAAATATACTATTGGTTGGATAGGGGCAAACAACCACCATTTAGATTTAAAGAAGTTAGCAGAACCGTTTACTAAATTACTTAAGAATAAGAATCATTCCCTTTTATTGGGAGGCTACAATGACAGTTCAAACGAATACTATCAACTAATTGAAAGTTACTTTACATCTAACTTTCAGCGACCACCTAATCAATACACAAGAGTTGAATGGATGGATGTCATGAATTATGCACTAATGTACAATTTAATGGACTGCGCTTTAGCTCCTTTGGGTAGTGACAAGTTTAGCCAGTGCAAGTCAAATCTTAAAGTCTTGGAGGCAGGAGCGTTTAGTTTACCTATCATATGTTCAAATGTAGAGCCTTACAAAGAGTTTATAGAACAAGGCTTAGTGCTTACACCTAAGGGCGATTGGGACGGAGTTATGAAAGGATTAATCAGCAACCCAAAGAAAGGAATTGAACTTGGCGCAAAGCTTCACAAATACGTTAAAGAGAAATATAACATTAAAACAATTAATAAATTAAGATACAAATCAATAATGAATTTAATAAGCAAATAAAATGGAAGAAATATTTAAAGATATAGAAGGATATGAGGGCATTTATCAAGTTTCAAATCTTGGTAATATAAAATCTTACAATCAAAATAAAGAAGGTAAAATATTAAAGCCAAGTGCACATAGCAGAGGTTACGTAACAGTTAATTTAAGAGGCAATATAAATAAAACTTCTACTATTCATAGGTTGGTAGCAGAAGCATTTATAAGCAATCAACAAAATAGAAAAGAAATCAATCATATAAATGGTATTAAAACCGATAATAGATTAGAAAATCTTGAATGGGCTACTCGCTCTGAAAATCTTTTACACGCCTATAAAACAGGTCTTAGAAAAGCTAATGATAAAAAAGGCAAAGACCACCCACTATCAATCCCAGTGGTTCAGTTAACATTAGATAATATTATCGTAGGGGTTTATGCAGGGGTAAATGAAGCAGCGAGACAAACAGGGGGAAATCAATCTGCAATATCAAACTGCTGTAATGGTAGAAGTAAAACAGCCTTAGGATATAAATGGCAATTTTCAATATAAATTATGATAATATTAATAAAAGCGTTATGGATTTCAGGTTTTGCCTTTGCACTGCATGAGTTCTTCCAATTCTTAATCAGTAAGTTTCCGAATAGAAAACTTAAGAAGCCATTTTCTTGCGTCACTTGTCTTTCTATGTGGCTTGGTGTAATAACATCCATTGTAATGTTAGACCCTTTGCTTATCTTTGTTCCGTTTGTTCTAACCAAAGTAATTAACAAGTTTTTATGGAATTAACGAAGGCGCAATATGAGCTTATTGTAGACTCAATCGGTAGATACCGTTTAACAATGTCTGAAAGATTCATGGTCTACCATGATGAAGACCAACATAAGGCAAGAGTCTTGCGAAAAGATTTAGGAATAGATACACCATTGCCGAACTGTTCATCCTGCGATGGGTTGGCTTATAGTGAGGCTTTATTTGGGGAGTTAAATAAATTAGTTATAGAATATGAAAAAATACATTAAGGTAGTTCACGATGGTAATGCAGGGGACGTAATATATTCATTGTCAAGTCTTTACGATTATTGCCAAAAGAATGACTGCAAGATAGTT